CGCATAATTGTAGGGTACGCGCCGATAGTAGATGTAGATCGGGTTGGCTGGGTTGGTGTTGTAGCTAACGTAGCCATTCGTCCCCATAAACCCACCCGCACTGGAAATCATCTGGAAACCATCCTTAGTCACCACAAACCCTTGTCCACGCGGATACGTAATCATGGCTGGGCTGTCTACCCACGCCTGGAACATTACATCAATCTCAGCTTCCCCAGTTTGATCCCAAGGAAGGTTAAATTGCTGCGGGGAGACGTTGTTCTGTTGAACAAGTAAGTTGCCCCACAGGTAAAGCCCCTTGGTAATGTCACCAGGGTAAGAAATTGTAGTCCCATCCGTGCTAATGCCTGCTTTATAAGTCTGGCTAGTGGCATTAGCCCCAGTCTCATACATGATCGTGCAAAGGAAGAACCCGTTGGCGCATTGTGATATATTTGCGCTCTGAACGTTGGCTTGAGTTCCAACCAGTCCGGTCTGGACGTTAAAGAACGTGGAGAACGTGGTTGTACCATCGTTTACGGCCAAATAGAGGTAGTTCTGACCCGCTGGACGTGCGTAGACACTCGCTTGGTAGTTTGTAGCCCCAAATGCGCTTACAGCCTGTGTTACGTTGTGCTCAGCAGTCGTAGCCGTCTCAAGGATCCTGCTGGCGGTAACGCGGTTGTCGGCTGGGTTACTGATGTTGTTGGCCGTAACCGTGACATTGGGAGCCGTCCAATAGGTTGTCTGCGAAAGATCGTTGGGGTAGGTCAGCAGATCACCCACAAACCGCGCCTCACCCCATCCCGTCAAGTCAGGCCAATTGCCAGCTCCCCAAATCTGGCGCACATTGGCGTTGAACAAATCATTGATCGATTGCGCCGTCTCCGTTGTCAGACGAGACGTGGGCACGCCAATCAGTCCGCAAATGTTAGCCAAAGCGCGACTGTAGGGGATTGTTCTCACTTAGTCTTTGTTTTTCATCCATCCACCTGTTAAACCATGACGAGCAGGATTGACCTTAGGACGATAGCCAACGGCACACAGATGCGGATTATCTTTCAGATACTCAGGCATCCATTCATGCACGTTATTCCCGTGCTGACCCTGCAAACGGAAGAAAAGGCGGCTATTGATGCGTGCAGCCATCTGCCCAAGCCCTTCCATCTGCGTAGAGCCTTGTTTACGCATCTCAGCGGCTAGACGAGCCTGGTCCTCATGGACCTTGGCTTTCTCGTTGGGCAGACCATTCTGGATCTCCCACCACCATTTGCGGACAAACTCCTTGGGAATATCTGTGACTATTTGATCGCTGCTCATTAAAAAAGAAAAGGGGCAGAGCCTCGGGTGAGGATGCCCCTTGTTTGAGATTACTTAACCAAGCTTCGTCGGATCGCTAAGATCCACGATGTTCAGATAAATATCCAGTGCGCCAGCCGTCAGGGCCGAGGGACTGCCACCCGTCGCGTTCGTGAAGATCGCAACCAGGTTAACAGACGCCGTGCCTTTGACCAGCGTAGCCGTGGTGGGAACGCCAGCAAGAACACCGGCGGTCTTCACGGACTGGGCCGTGACGAGCGCACTGGTGCTGCTGGTCGTACCAATGTTCACCGAGAACGCCGTCGTGCCCGCAAAGGCAGTCGTGATGTTCACCAGCGCATTGTTGATGACGAAGTTCGACGGAAGCGCACCGAGCGTCAGCGTCACGGTGTCGGTTGAACCGGCACCGAAAGCAACGTCAGAAGCGTCAACGTGGAACTTGTTGGAGAATCCGCGAGATTGTTCTTGCAGCGAAAGCTGCGAGGTATCGGCGCGGGCGATGGTTACTGCTGTATCAGCCATGGTAGTGTCCTTTTATGTTGAGGATTATAGTTTAGCTGGAACCAGCAAATTTGCCGAGACCAAGCGGATTCTTAACCATGAGGGTAAGAGCCGCAAGGATGAACCCACGGCGACCACCACCAAGATCAGGCAACTCATTAGATTCGATACCGAGCATATAGCCCAGACCGACCAACTCTGGATCAATGACGTAACCGCGAGCTTTCTGTTGGTTAGTCGTGGTCGAAGGATCTGCACCATCAAGGATACCGTTAAACAAGTCAGGCACAATCGTGACAGTGTGGAAGTCACCGACGTACATCGTGACATCCAAATCAATCTGATGCTCGCTAGCATCCTGAGTGACTTGGTAGGTCTTGGTAGTACCGGAAGCACCTTCCGAACGCTGGAACTTGCTGACGGCCCGCTTGAGCGAGGGACCAGCAAACAGCGTGTACGAACGGCGACCACCGACCTGTTGGAAGATCGACTGGAACACGTCGTTAAAGGCCGACTCCGACAAGGAACCAGTGGCCGTGGTGTCGATGTTGGCCGAAGGCGTGCGGAACGCTGCGGGAACGTCGGTACCAGGGGTATTGCTGATCCACTTGCCAAGCGCACGGGCCTTGTAAGGCGCGGGCGGGGCTTCCTGTTGGCGGTCATTATCGGAACCGATACAGGCTTCGATATCGCGTTTGATTTCGCGCATAGCCTTCATTTTGGCATTCGCAACCTCGCTGGACACGCCAGCAACGTCAGAAGCCTCCTGAAGACGCGAAACCATCCACTGTTCGCGGAACTGCTGGACGTAATTGCCCAGACGAGCGCGATTGACGGCTTGATTGGAGAACGCAAGGACATCTTGACCTTCCAGCACGCCACCAAAGTTAACGGCGGAAAGGGTGTCCACTTGCCATTCTTGATACGCATTCGTCATGCGTTTAGTTTTTGAGAAGGTCGAAACCTTCGGAGTATCCTCGGGGGCGAGGATGGTCAGGAAATCTGTGAGGTCTTCACGATCACCGGCAACATTGTAAGTAGTAGATAGGGCCATTGTAGAACGAGTTTAACGGTTGAATTTTGCTTTTTCTTTTGCCAGCAGAAATGCTGCTGCTTCGTTTGCCGTGACGCCACCCTTCTTGGATAATTGGGACCGCATCGCTTCAATCTGGTTGGCTGATTTCGCTGCTGAAGGCATACGAACGTCACCACCATTGGAAGAAACGACTGATTGACTGGACGGAGGGCGGTTGCTCATAGCAGTTTTAGGCTTGTTGTCTGTTTTTGCAGCCTTCTGTTTAGCATCGAGGGACCGAAGCCCTTCGATTTGCACTCCAATGATCCAATCCGCATTAGGCAGATTCTTCATCCACGGCATCTGTGACAATGCTTGTTGGGCGAGGACGTATTCAGGCGCACTTTTGTCTTTCAGATAGGGAAACATCTGATGAGCGACTTGCTGCGACTGCTGCTTCTGCGTCAGGAACTGTGTACGGGCTGGAATGTCATCATCGAGCGTTTTTTCTGCATTACGCAGAATCGCTTTCAACTCACTCCGTCCCAAAACAGTATCGCCAACCTGAATCGGCTCAAAGTCGTCACGATCTAATTGATCTTGGGCGAATCGCTTGGCTTCCTTGGCCTGTTGCTGTAAGGAGGCTAATGCTTGAAAGTCATCAATCTGGGCCAGTGGCACATTAGCAGGCATCTGTGCGGTTGCTGGCTTTTGAGCGGCTTGTTCAGCGGGAGGTGAACTGTTTCTTTCCCCTAGCTGGGACTCAAGCTGCTCTAATCGCGACTCCAAGGCTTTTCGCTTGGCGACTTCTTTACCGATACGTTTATCGATTTTCTTCTGAAGCTCTGGTGTAATATCCTGAGAAGGAACATCAGCTTCACCATCGGATGTTTCCACCTCTTGGCTCGGCTCGGCAGACTCGGCGGAAGCTTCGTCTGGGTTGACTGAGGTATTTGACGCTGATTCCTGCGTCGGAGCAGTCTGTTCAGTCTGTCGTTGAGCTTTAGCGTTTTCGGACTCGATGTTAAGGAGTCGTTGTGCTGCTTGCGCGACACTCAGATTACTCTTTTTCGGTGCATCATTTTTTGCCTCAGTAGATACTTCGGCTGGCTGTGAAGAAGCGGATTCGACGTTTTCGTTAGACATGGGATTATAGCCCCCAAGGGCCGATAGACTTCATGGCGGATGCCAAGTGTCCGTACAAATGCGTGCGCCAACTATACTGTCAACAATAAATATAACAATTTATTGCACCGATTGAAACCTATTAGGCTCCGCGGTCTTCAGCATCGGTCTCTGCTTGCAGCAATTGCTGCTGAACAAAGTCATCGTACAGCCCAATAATCTGTGAGTACGCTCGGAGTTCGCCCGTGGATGCAAGAGTCATGCGATCATCTTTAACAACTGCATCCGAACACAGATCAATCATGGTGGAATGCTGCATTTCGCGCAGTTCATCGATAAAATTCTGGAAGTTATCGTTTCCAACCAAGCCAAACATGGTATGACGCAGGTTAGCAAACTTCTCAGTAGAACTCTGATGGGGATCGCGACGTTTCTTCATTTGGAGGCTGTAGCTGCGGTGGGATTGGGCATGGTGGCACCTAGGCGACCAATAACAGCGTTCTGCTGTTGCTGCATCTGGAACTCATATTGTTTCTTACGGGTATCCAGACGCTGACGGAAGGGTTCATCTTGGGCATACCGTTGCTGGATGTCAGGCTGCTGCAAATACTGCTCCATGACTTGCAGACCAAATTGCGGAGGAGTGCCAGGCTTGATGTTCTTAGGGATGCCGGCAAAGATCTGCGTAAGATCCTGCTGTTCGTCCTCCACCAGCTGTTGTTGAGCCTGTTGAGCAGGGCGAATAATCCGCTCCGCAATGTTAGGATCAATGGTGGAGATGAATGCGGTGCAGAGGGCGGAATAATCAATAATCCCATCACGGTCGAGGGATTGCGCGGCCTGAATAATGGCAGTCCATTTCTCGCTCATCCGCTTAAAGTCGGTGGATTGCACGTCCCACGACAGGTAGAAATCAAACTCTTCGTTGATGTCACCCTTGTTAAACAGTTGGAGGTTGGTGTCCTTGACGCCCATGACGCGGAACATGACTTCATCTTGTCCGTACTGCTTGTAGAGCTTCCAGACTTGACGGAACGTGCGGGACAGACAACTTAGGAATTTATCTACCTCAAACTGATTGTAGATGGGGTCAATGGCAGGGTCGCCCTCGCGGGACGCAAATCCATTGTACTCCTTGAACGAGGCTTCCAACAACGTCTCGGACGTGTTGGTGTTCATGTCAGGGATAGGACGATCTGCGTAATGGTATTCGTTGGGCCTACGCTCCGAAATCATGGCTCCTGGCCCCCAGCGTCCTGGCGGGCGTCCTTGTGGGTAACAAATGGGCGGAAGGATGCCTAAAGAGGCCGCGTCAATGCGACTATCTTTGTGCGCTTTGATTTGGTCCTGCCAAGGCTTGCCTGGTTCTGGTACGCCTCGCGAATCGTGCAACTTGCGGCTCAGATACTCGCGACGGTACAAAACAAACGGATACTCGCCGTGGGCGTAACCCAGAAGACCTGTTTTCGCGTAGCCGTTATGGTTCTGATCGGCAGGCAGCATCGGGTTAAAGATGGTGCAGTAAATTCCTGGCGTTCCGTCTTCGTCTGACAAACGTTGGTAGGCGTAAACAACGCCAATGCGATCGGTAAACCGCTGTTGGGTGTAGACGAAGGAACGACTGATAGGTTGAAGGTACTCGCTGGGGCTGATGGTAATCAGTTGTCCGCGTACTTTCTGAATGGCAGCTTCTACCCAATTCTCGTCCCAGCCATCGGTCTGGACACAGGCACGCAATTGTTCTGCGGTAAAATACTCTACGCGGTAAATCCCTGGCGTGTGCTCAAGGTCGGTAGAAAAGGATGGGATAAAGACGTGCTCATCCAGATTGAAAGCGCGAATGATGGGGTAGGACCGCTCGGGGCCGTCCATTGGCACGGTGGTTTCACCCGTGTCGCGCAACTCTTTTAACATCTTGCCAGCTTTGCCTTTGGAGCAGTCGTACTGCTTCACAAAGATTTCCTTCAGGTCGTCAGCTGCGCTCTTGTCTTCCAAGAGGGCCATAATGTCGATAGCAGGGAACTGCTCTTGCAGATCCTGCAAGCGAACGCTGACCATAACCTTCTCTTTGCGCTTCTCCCAAAACTGACCCATGACGGCAATACCTTTTTCGTCCATGAAGTTAGCGCACATCTCAATCTCGCGCTCAATTTCAGGGATCTGCGTCTGGATCATCCAACGCATAAAGTTGCTCACCAACTGACTTCGGGAACCGTCCTCTGAGCCTACGGGTACAGCGGTAAGGTTGGAGCGTTTAAACGCCATTCCCTTCATCGCAACTTTCTTGTTGATGATATTATCAACGAGGAAGCAGCGCAAATCGCTAGCACCATCCCACGGGGTAGGGCTTACTTTGCTACCTTCGCGGGAATGCTTTTTGCCATCGGCAGACTGACCGTTCCAGATAGCGTAACGTGTCTCGTAGTTCAG